CGGGCCGGAGCATGCGCTTCACCTCGAACAACGTGGTATCAAGTTTTTTACGGGGCACGAGTGCCATTGTGGTTTGACTGACCCGGGGATTATTCGTCTCGGAGAGTGCTTGTTCACCCACGGTTTCGCTCACGGTCTTCACCCGGCGTACAATCACCTTTTGAAGTACGGGGCGAATGTTGTGCATGGGCACAACCATAGATCGCAGTCGTATGTCAAGCGCGCGGCCGACAAGGTGGCGATCGGTGCGTGGTGCGGTGGTTGCCTTTGCGAAGTTCAACCGTATTACTTTCACACACAAGCGACTGACCACACGAACGGCTATCACGTTCAATTCGTGAACAGGCGTACAGGTGAGTTTGCTCCGTGGAATGTGCCGATTCTCGGCGGTGTATCCGTTCTTCCGAATGTGCGCGAAATTGTAATGCAAAAGTAAGCGTATTGGGCAAAGAGGGGATATCATGAGTAGACAAATCACATTAAGGGTGTCGCCTCAACAACTTGAGGCGTACGAAATAGCAACAGCGAGCATCGGCGTTTCGATCAAGTATTGGGCCGGTGACACGCTAGAAGCGGCTGTCGGAAAAAGAAAGAAGCGCGGCGCGTCCTCCCCGTTCGAGATCGTAGACGAAGACGTGCGCGATCAAAAGCTGGCTATTTGGCTTTCGGATCAATTGGAGCCGCTCGTCGATAAGGCGGCGGCCGAATCACGCGTTTCTACAACGACGTGGTGCACTTTAATTCTCGATGCCGCGGCCGGCATTTCGCGACTCACCCATTATTTGAAACGCGTAAGCTAAACACTGCAAAAACTTTCAGTTTTTGAGCAATAGGTTACTATGGCAAAACGAAAGCAGTGTTTATCTGTTGAACTAATAGAACGTCGCCGAAGGCGCGCGTATACCGACCTCGAAAACGAAATCAAAAGTCTTTACCTCCCTTTCGCGCGAGACGTATATCTCGTTGATGGTGAAGACGAAGCGATCTTTATCAAAGTTCGTGTTTCGTGGTGGAGTCTGCTTTGCTTGGGGTTGATAGAGGTTTTTACCAAGTTTCGGATTTACTATTACCTCGATGATTCCAACCCGATCGCGGCGCGGTGCTACGTTCGCATTGTTCGAAAGAAGAGGTGAATCTATGGGTACGCGCGTTCATAAAGTGATCGGTTATGGGTTGACCGATGTAGAACACGACGACGGCGATGTGACGGATCCGCGAATCAATATGGATCGCATTCAAAGTCTTCGACATTCCGAAGACGAAGACGGGGGCTTAACAGTTGCTCGTTTCTACCGGTGGGTAGTTTGCAATCGGTTTCGCTTAGCGTTGCTGGCGTCTCACGAGGGGCGCAATCACGAAAGCGTGCGCGATCATCGTATGGATGAAGGGCTTTTTCTCATGCGTTACTTGCCGCGCAAACGGTTGAGCATTTCCGAGCGTTTCAAAGAGCTCGAAAAGCACGAGTTGTCTTTTTACGATGCGGTGATTCACGCACACGAGTTCGGTTGTTCGAATGTGATGGTATTTCTTCCGTTTAGCTCGGTTGATTCATGGTCTCGCCACGATGATATTATGGATTGGGCGGAAGAATCGTCGCGACACGGCTGCGAATCTTACTATCATAGCCTTGATAATTTGTGCGGTATTTATCCGTACACGGGTTCAATGGTGCGGGTAAGAGACCCAAAGATAGAGATTCTTCCGGTTATGTCTGACATCGGGGCGGCTGCCATTAAGCATAAGTCGCACGAGGTAGGTGTCGACGATCACGGATTGCCGTGTCGAATGATGGGTGGTTACTACAATCAATTCGTTGGTCGGTGGGCGAAGGATACCCCACCTATGGCGAAGGGTGCGTTTCTTGAACACCTACTTCAAGATTGGCGTCCGTACCTTCCAACAGAGTTGTTGTGGTTGCTGACGTACATGAATGACAAAGGGTGTTTTAACGATATCGAAGAAATCAAGCGTTCTTTACGACCAATACTTTATGTGTATTGGATGTAGGAGGTTATTTTGCAACTTATTAAACCGTACTATGAAATCGAAGAAATTCCGAACGGGGATGCCGTTCTTAAAAAGCTAGAGAAGTGCGCCCGCACATGCTACAAGTCGGAAGATCGAATCACACCCGATTCAGCCAAGGTGTTTCTCCGTAAGCTATTAGCGCATAAACCGCCACATGCGAGTATTATTGAGCATGGCTTGATCACGGTGCGCTTTATCTGCAACCGCGGTTTCACTCACGAATTGGTGCGCCATCGAATCGCTAGCTTTAGCCAAGAGAGTACACGCTATTGTAATTACTCGAAGGGAAAGTTCAGGGGCGAAATATCGGTGATCGAAGCACCATACCGAACTCACGGAACCGAAGCGTTTGATGTGTGGGTGGATGCTGTTCGGCACATTGAACAGGCGTACATGAAACTCATAAGGCTTGGGGAGAAACCTGAACACGCGCGCGACATCTTACCGATTGGCTTAAAAACTGAGATCGTTGTATCTACCAACTTGCGCGAGTGGGGGCATATTTTCTCGCAACGAACGTCACCGAAGGCTCACCCGCAAATGCGTGAGTTGATGATCCCCCTTCTCAAAGAGGTGCGCCGGGTGATTCCGATACTTTACGAAGACCTTTCTATTTACCGCTAGGCGTTTTGTATCATGAAAGAGTACACCAATAAGCACGGAAAAATTCTCTCTGTCGAACGGACAGATCAATACATCCGGATTCATTCCGGTAGCGTGGTGGTATTCGACGCGAATATCGCAAATACAGATGTGGCGGCCGTCGAGAGCCGAGTGGCCGCGGCGCTTCGCCGATTCGGGGTTGAGTCGGCGCAGTACCCATAAACTATCGACGAAATCGAAGAAACTATCGAAAGGGCAATTATGGAAAAAGAAGCTATGGAACCGGTTGAATATTCAACGGCTTTACAAATCATTGCTGATTTGATTCTCGTGGAATACGAAAAACGCAGATATAACGAAGCATTTGCGCTCGTGCACGCGTTGGCGAAATTAACGAGCAAAGTTGGGTTAAACCCATCCGATTTCGTCAGCGATGAAATTCGCAAAGCGATCGTAGAAGGTCCGCGGCGACTTCACCAACAGCTTGCCGATCCGGCATCGGAGGTTACTCCCGAGCTGTTTGTTGCTGGCATTCGCAAAGCACTTCTCGAGCCGCACACTCACAGCGCGCGCCCGGCGTTCGAAGATGTGATCATGGAAATGTGGGCAATGCAGCGTAAGAAGGGAGCCGACTACGGGAACGGGGAGGATCCGCTAGGCAATTTGACCGGCGCCGAAGAGTACAATGTACCGGCGTGGCTTAGTTGTATTCTTCGGATGGATGACAAGCGCCGTCGGATTGCGTCGTTCGTTCGAAGTGGGAAGCTGTACAACGAAGGGCCGGACGATGCGTTTTTCGACCTTGCTGTGTACGCGGTTCATGGGGTGCGGCTGTTTCGCGAGTGGCTCGCAAAGCAAGCGCAGCGCACCACGATCAAAATGGAATTCGAGGTTCCGGACGAAGTGATTGCGTGGGAAAAGAGCAACGACACTTCGAAACTCGAGCTCGAAGATCCCGATGAAGTTTACAGCGAACTCGATAGCGAAGAGGGTTTGCCTATCGGGTAACCTTGTGAGTGGTGCGTTCTCACGTGTGCCACCAAACGCCTTACGGAGCGTATTTCACACACAGTAAATGCACTAGGCCGAGCTAAAGGTGGTGAGGCTCTCCAACGGGTAGATCGCGCGGTCCCTGTGGTTGAAAACACGCGCGGGCGGTAGGGTACCGGATGCCGTAAAACAAGAGCTGTCACTCACCGGTGCTATAATATTCAAAAGAGAACTTTATGGATTACAGTTTATGGATAGATGATCGGCGGGATCCTAAGCAGAATTTGCATGTGCTTGTGGATGAGTCTCCGTTGTTTTGGGTACAAACTGTCGAAGAAGCGAAACTATTTGTGAGCCGACACGGGATGCCGATCACTATGTATCTTGACCACGATTTGGGCGAAGACGCCACAGTAATGGAGTTTCTTCCATGCTTATCCGCCTAACACCCAAGAGTAAATTATGAGTGTATTTAGTCGCTTTAGAGGACATGAAATCGCATACTTTAACGATGCGTGGGTATACGTTGATACGGGTGCTCCAGTAGCCAGCGCGCCTGAACGTCCATGTAAGGTCTGCGGACGAAATAAAACAGAAGAGGGATACGATAGTTGTATTGGCTTTATTGTTGGAGCACAAAACGCTTGTTGCGGGCACGGGAATCCAGACGAAGCGTACATACAATACGAAGACGGGAGTGAGGTGCGGGGTATAGATGCGCGTAATACGCAACTAGTTATGATTTTAAAAAGGAATAAATTGAATGAAAAACCCTAAGAAATGTTGTGAAGTAGGCGAGCACACTTATATTGTGCCCATGCCTATTTTGGGAAGATCGAAAGATATTGATTTTTGTGTAGCCGATCTAGAGAAATATTTAAAAATGGTTTGATATTTTGGGGGCTAACCGGATAAGCATGGTTTCTTTGTTGGCTCGAAAGTTCGGGACATCCACCTACATTCGAGTATGTTGTAATTTCAGCGAATCCGGACGGAGCGAAATCGATCGTTTCGTTTATTGAAAGCTGGAAGAAAGTTTCACAAGAAAGAGGTAAGTCATGCCAGTAGGAGCAATCGTTACATTGTGTGCTTTTGGTGTTGGTGTAATTGCACTCGGAATTGTCTTGCTCGTTATGGGTGGGAAACCGAAGTTCTTCAAAGGAAAGCGTTTCACCGGTTCATTCAACGGTCTCAAGACGACTTTTATTGTCGGAAGTAAGACCGGTATGTCCGTTTCGAAAGAGCTCGGCGGAGGTATGGCGCACTACTGCAGTCTCGTCAACGATACGGTACGTGCGGCTTTTAGAGATATCGCCACTTCGAAAGCGTTGAAGAAAACGAAATATGTCATAGTGCAACTAATGGACAATGAGACATACGTGAATCAAGGCGGAAAGCGTTATCGAGATTATTACGAGCATTCCGTGGTGTGTATTACTAAAACGTCATGCTGGTTTTGGGGCGATGAGATTCCAACCATGTGCATTCGGCTTCGGACTGTTCCACCTTTAAGCAAGGTTTTTAGTCCACAGGGTGAGCCGTTGGTGCATGAGTTGTGTCACGCCTACCTTGACGATTACGCGGCTGATAAAGACGATCACGCCGATCCACGTGTTTGGATTGAAGCCGGCGGGCAAGATTCAGCGCAATACCGTGCGCGTGTAGCTGTGTCAGCGTACAATCGAACCTCACGCGCGTAGAGTTTTTCTCATGGGGAAGAAGCGTATAACAATTGATGGGATCCCGGTGTACTGTAAGCACACCCGGATCATGCCAATTGCTGAAATTCAATGTCACCCCCACAACCCGAACAAGCACCCTCCGGCGCAAATCGAGGTGTTAGCCCGAATAATCAAGGGTAACGGGTGGCGTTTGGCATGCACAGTTAGTGCGCGTAGCGGCCGCCTTACTCGGGGTGAGGGGCGCTTTTTGGCGGCGCAACACATGGGTTTGTCGGCGGTCCCCGTTGACATCCAAGACTATGACGACGAAGACGCCGAGATAGCCGATTTGATTGCGGACAACGTTGCGCCGGATTTGTCGGTTATCGAAGAAGATGTGCTTCGGGATTTGGTAAGTACTCTCGACTCGAACGGATGCGATCTTTCTATCACCGGTTTGGACAGCGATCAGATCACACAGCTTATCGACCCAATTGATAGCGCTGCGATTACTTCCGCCCCTCCACTCGACGATCCTCCCCCGAAGAAGAAAGCGCAGCAAATCGTCATTACCTACAAAGACCCCGACGAATACACAGAGCTCCTCGATTTTCTCGGGATTGACGGATCGAAGCGCTTTTATTCCGCGACGACGATTCTCAAAAAAGCGTACTCTCCCCGTCCGTCAGGTGGCAAGCGCTGACCAAAGCTTTCACTTCTTCGAGAAACTTATCGACGCGCGGCTCAAGTAGTGCGCTTCCCCGACGCGCAAATTTGCGCAGTCCGTCGACGCTCTTTACCAAAAGGGTTAACGCCTCGACGTATTTTCGGTAGTCGTTGTGCCCGTCGCAAATTGGTATTTCTCGCAAATCCCGCGCTTTGAAATAAGCGTCAGATGCTTCGGGTGTGATTCGCTTATCTTTGATGGTGCTCGGATCGGTGATGTGGTAACGCTGATAATCGAGAAACTTCGAGTCTTCAATTAGATCGCTCGCCATGTCGTTATACATGTGAAACACGCGGTGAATTCCGAGTTTGATATCGACGAGGGGGAGCGAAAACGTTAGGGTTAGCGTTTGGTTTTGGGGTATTTTTCGGCTTTTTACCATAGATGCGTGTCTTTCGTAGTGATTAAAACGTGGGCGGCGCGGTACGATTTCAGAAGTTCGCGGAGATCATTTTCGAGGTGTTGCGCCGGATAAGCAATTTTGTAGGCGCGGTGCACTCCACGGAGCATACCGATGAATGAAAGGCACTCTGTGAAAAACTGAACATTAGTACCATTCTCAGCGCGTGCGCGCACGTGCGCGCGGGCCATGCGTAGCGCTCCGTGTTTGTGGGGAAATAGGTCCCCCATTTGGTCAACAATGCGCAACGCTTCGTCGACAAGTGGGCGAAGATTGGCTCGCTCGGGATCACTCTTCAATTGATGGCTCATTTTTCAAAGTCTCGGCTGCTTGCATTATGCGGAGTTCTTGTTCAACAAGTGCACGCGCGTCGCGTGCGTTTTTTACGCGTGGATTATTCTTATTGATATGACGCTTAAGAAGTTCGTCGGCGCACGCTAAAACTTCGGTTAGTATTTCTATCGAACCGGGCTTAGGGGCGCGTTGTTGGTGGCGGACTTTAGTGCTTAATCTTGCCGAGTGGCGAAGAATAGTGTCGAGCTCGTTCGAACCAAATGAGAGTTGATCAAGTCGAAACAACTTTTCCGCGAGTCGTGCAACGACCCTATGTACTCGTCCCCTGTTCATCTAGTGCGCAATTCAAGTTGTCGATGGCGCACCGAGCCGCTTCGCAAACTTCCGGAAACTTCCCGTTTTGCTCCGCGAGATCACAGAGTTGTTTGCTATTTTCGGCTAATATTTTCAATTGTGAAATCAACTTATCGGCTCGGCGACGTCTGGTTTCGCATCGCGCAGTTTGAAAAGCACGGTGCGCTTTTAACCATATTGCCCGGGCCGCCCCAATTTGTACTTTAGCGGCGAGATTATGTAGGCTTCCGAGATGTCTTTCGACGTCTTCGGCACGTTTGAAAATGGGGAATCTCATTTTTTATAAGTGAGTTGAATCGTCGGCTTGGCTTTTTCGCGGGGAATAACGGGAGGCGGAAACGCTGCAGTTATCAGTTTACCAAGTTGATCAAGCTGTGGTGTCGGACTTTCACAAGCGCACGCTTCACATATTGCGTCATGTGCGAGGTGAAGCGCGGCGTCGATTTCGCGTAGCTCGAGCTCTTTGGGGGGAGTTTGCCGTTGTTTTATTAGTGATATTTTGTAATACACACTATCTAATACGGGGCGGACTGCGGTTCGAGTAATACGGTTCGCCGATCGCTGTGTTTTATCGAGTTGTCTCGCGCAATTCAGTGCAATTCTGAATATTTGTTTCATGTGGTAAGTGTAGCAATTCGTGCACTATAGTGCTACTCTTGCAATATGAACAGCCTGATAAATGCTTCGGATCCGGTAGCAATTGCCGAGTCCGCCCGGAAAGCTCGTATCATGGCTGCGCGAACCGATATCAACACATTTCTTGAACTCGCTCTTGTTAACGAGAAGACAGGAAAACCGGTCGAACAGGGGCTTTGTCATGAAGAGTGGCATGATGCGTGCGATCGTCACGATCGTGTGATTTTGTATTCCCACGTCGAGAGCGGTAAATCTCAACAAATGGCTATCGGTCGCGTCCTTTTTGAGTTGGGGCGTAACCCTGAATTACGTTCGGCAATTATTTCTAATACGTTTCTTCAAGCGCGCGACCGTGTCGATACCGTTGCGAAGTACATTCTTAGCAGTGAGGCGCTTCACGCGGTATTTCCCGGTTTGCAAGCCGACGCGCCGTGGACATCCGGCGCGATTACTGTGAAGCGTCAGATACCCAAAAAAGACCCGTCTGTGCGCGCTGTCGGTGTGCACGGTAACATTCTAGGCGCACGTCTTGATCTCGTAATCATGGATGATATTTTAGATTACGAGAACACCCGTACTCCTCGAGCTCGTCAAGACGTTTGGGATTGGTACCACTCTACCATCGTCGGTCGTTTGACGGATAATGCTCGCGTGATTGTTATCGGGACCGCTTGGCACCCCGAAGATATCCTTCACCGATTAGCGGATCAACCGCGGTGGTATTGCATGAAATACCCCGTCGAAGACAATGTAGGTACTCCTATGTGGCCGGCGCAATGGCCGAAAGATCGTATCGATTTGAAGCGCACCGAGCTCGGACCGCTTGAGTTTGCGCGGCAAATGCTATGCCAAGCGCGGGACGATGCCGAAGCGCGGTTTCAAAAAACGTGGATCGATCAATGTCTCGAAGCCGGTGAGAAGTGCCAACCGGCAACAAGCGCACTCGACTTTTTTCGCAAGCATCCGAAGCTTGCGCCTCCGGCGTGGTTTTCCGAAGACAATCCCGAGCTCGCCGACGCGATGGATGTCATTAATCGGATGGAAGTGGGTATAGCGGGGCGCTTTATTACCGGCGTTGACCTTGCGGTTCAGCGACATTCGGCGGCCGACGAGACGGTCATTTTCACGATCTATTTGCATCCTGACGGGCGGCGTCAACCCGTTGAAGTGCTCGCGGGTAAATGGACAGGACCGGAAATTGTGCGTAATATTTTAAGCGCAATCAAACGTTTCGGGAGTACCGCGATTGTAGAAAACAATGCGGCGCAACACTTTATTTTGCAGTTTGCGATTGAAATGGGCGGAGTAGTTCCGATTTTTCCATTCACGACAGGTAAAAACAAAGTCAATCCGGTGTACGGGGTTGAGTCACTAGCGGCCGAATTTGCGAATGCGTTTTGGTTGATTCCGAGTAAAGGTGGGGTTGCGATTTGTCCGCAAATGCGCCAATGGATTCAAGAAATGCTATTTTATGACCCGAACGGTCACACCGGCGATCGTCTTATGGCTTCGTGGTTTGCTCGCGAGCTTTCCCGGCGCGTGTCAGCTAAGGTTACACGTGTGGGGTCAAAAGTGGTAGGATAGAGAAAGCTATGTCTAGAACTAGTTCAGAAGAAGTTCGCTCATTAATCGTCAAAGCGCGCGTTGCTGATAGCGGAATTGCTGCCCCGACAGCCGTGCAAGACGATATGACCAAATCATTACAAGCGGTTTTCGGAAAAGCGCGTGTTCTCGAACCACCATACGATCCGCGATTGCTTATGCGCGTCGCCGAAAACTCTTCCGCTTTGAACCAAAACGTCGAATCTTACATGACCAATATCGACGGTTTGGGTTATCGCCTCGAGCCTGTTTTTGACTTTGACTCGTCCGACACTTTCGAAAAAGTTCGCGAAGCAATGTGGCTCGGTGAGGGAAATAAAAAAGCACCGATGCCGGAAGACAAAGCCGTTGAAGATCAAATAATTATGCTAAAACGGCAAGCGCATCTCGAAGAGTTGGAGCTCAAAAACTTCTTTCAGTTCATGAATCCCGAAGGGTCGTTCACTTCTCTTCGTCGAGAAACCCGTCAGCATTTGGAGATTACGGGAAATGCGTTTTGGGAGATTCTTCGAAATAATAAGGGGATGATCGCTCGCGCGGTAATCGTTCCGTCTACTCATGTTCGTCTTTTACCTCTCGATGAGAACCCAATAGAGGTGGAAGACAAAGTCAAGGTTGGGCCGTTGCACGAAAGTGCTGTTACACAATACCGCTTTTTCCGGCGTTTCGTTCAGGCGGTCGGTCAACGTGCTGTGTACTTCAAAGAGTTCGGTGATCCGCGTGTAGTTTCGCGGGATACCGGGAAAATCTATCCCGATCTCAAAACGTTTCAGAAAGCGGCGACCAAAACCGACGCGCCGGCAAACGAGATTTTGCACTTTCGCTTACCCCGGCCCGGCGAAGCATACGGTATTCCTCGATGGATTGGAAGTCTTCTTTCTGTGCTTGGGTCGCGCGCGGCCGACGAAGTCAACTATGACTATTTTGATAACAAAGCGATTCCCCCGATGGCGTTGCTCGTGCAAGGTGGGCGACTCGGTGGCGACGACGCAAGTGTGATTTCTAACTACATTCGCGACCATGTTCGAGGTAGACAGAATTTTCACAAGATGCTTATTATCGAAGCGGTCGCGTCCGACGCTCAACAGTTGGCGGGGGTCACCACACAACCTACTTTGAAGTTCGAGCGGCTGACGGATACCCAACTTTCGGAAGGGCAGTTTCAGAAATACGACGAGCGCAACATCGATAAGATAGGTTCGGCGTTTCGTCTCCCGCGAATCATGCGCGGTGATATACGAGATTTCAACAAGTCGACCGCGCTCGCGGCTTTACGGTTTGCCGAAGAGCAAGTTTTCGCGCCGGAGCGAAGCGAGTTTGATGCACTACTGAACCGCAAAATTCTTCCCGAGCTCGGGATCTCCCTTTGGCGTTTCAAGACTTCCGGTAATCGCACACGCGATCCCGATGTGGTTTCAGAAATCGTCGAACGTTTGGTAAAAGCTAACGTCGTGACCATTAATGAGGGGCGTGAAATCTTGGCCGATGCGTTAGGAATTGCGCTTCCCGCACTTCCGGATGTGTGGGCAAAACAACCAATTGAACTTACACTTGCCGGATGGCTTCCGGAAGGTGCCGAAGGCGAAGACGACGAGGCACTAGATCAGTTAGTCAATGAGGCGCGCCAACGCGCAGCGCGGCAAAAACCGGCCTCCGGTGGTGCACCACAACCCAACCCAACGGATAGCTCGAAAAAAGTCGAGGAGGAATAAGCATGCCCAATCCATACGTTTATTTGTACAATACGGACGGCCGCGCGGCTTGTCGTTCAGCACGAACCGCGGTCGACGCTGCGACGTGGCTTCCGTCGGACGAGTCAGTCCCGAGTGACTTTATTTTCGACGGGCGTCCGTGGGAAAAGATCCAAGTTCGCCCCGAGTTCGCAACAGCTCCCGGCGGGACCGGTTCGGTAACGGTTCAACTTCTTAAGGCGGTACCGAACGCAAGCGGTGTGCGGGAATGGATCGAAGAATCTCCGCCCGTTGCGATCGGAGAAACAGAAAGCGCCGATTTTGTGGTCGATGGGCATTTGGTAGCCTTTCGAATCACTGCTTTGACTCTCGGAACCGGAACGAATGTGTCGGTGATCGCAACCGGCGGAACGTGGTTAAGACCTAAGTACTAATGTTCGGCGAATCATTACCACTTTTGAATTACCCCGACGGGGTAATTGGTCCACCGTGGCGGGTTGTGAAACAACTCACGGCGGACGCGCTTGCTCTCGATCCTCCCCGTTTCCACGATTGTGACGCGCGGGCGATTTACTCCCCAAGCTTGCAATTGTTGGTTCGTTGTCGCACACAAGACGATATCGACAAACGCGCCTCGTTTATTCTTAAGCGAGATGGAAGTGATATCTTTGTGATGAAAGGTGCGATACGTCTTCAATCGGGAGCTTGGTACTGGCCATTCATCACACAAAGGGTTCTTGTGTCAAAAGCGCTCGATCCGTTGAAAAGCGTTGATCGAGCCAAGATTGCCAATAAGCTTCAAGCGTCGCTCATAAACGCGGCGCGTGGTGCCGAAGCGGAATATCTAGACGAAGCTCTCGATATGCTTGCGGTGAAATGGGGTGATTTGAGTGTTGAGCAAGTGGACGCCATTGTAGCCGAAACCCGTCTCGCGGCGTCGATGATCGCGGACAATGTCGGCGTGAAGGCGGCGACAACAAGCGCCGGAGTCTCTCTTATTTCAACCGGCGAGCTGTCTCGACGAGCGTCAGTGCTTGGAATAACAGAAAGTTTTGCGCGTCCCGATCGCATCGCTGTTCGACGTATAGCTAGCCAAATGCCGTTTTTTATTACCGGTGACTACGCGCGACGCGTGGGCGCGTGGGAGGAAAGAGACGCGCGGGCGATAATTACTCGCGGATTACGTCGGGGTTTCGACGATCGAGAAATTGGTCGAACTCTTCACGCTGCGCTTTCTCAACGAGTGGCTAATCGGTCCGAGTCCTACTATCGAATGCTTGCGAATGTATCGGTCGGTCGCGCGAGTAGCTACGGCCAACTTACTGGTTATCGTGATGCGGATATAAGAGCGTTTGAGTGGGAAGCTGTAATGGATGGTGCGACATGTAATGTATGCAGATTCCTACACGGAACTCGTTTCTATGTTCAAGACGCAATTGATCAGTTTGCGCGCGCACAAGCCAACGCAGATCCCGAGCGCGGATTGATGGAAGAGCAACCATGGTATCGAGAAGCAAACGGAGCGATTCACGTCGCGCCGGCCGAACGTGGTGGAAAGCTTGGTTCACTGATTGCGACCGTGGTTCGAAGTGCGGTAGGAAGAGAAGATCAACGCGGTTCGTTTCGAACTGCTTTAGCGCCGGGTTCTTCGGGCGCTACGCAAACACCTCCGGCTCATGGCCTTTGTAGGTGTATAACAGTACCGGTTGAATAA